CAAGAACCTATCTACTTGCGGAGAAACATAATCGCGTGCCATGAAGCCCCCTTTCTTAGCATAGGCAGGGCATGAAGGGAAGTATTTACGGTGCTTTTCTTCCGTTGTCTACGAACGCCTTGTAAGTGATGGGCATGGATTCCATCAGGAAACCTTCAAGGGCATTTGCGTACTGCCGAATTTCATACTGAGCCGTGGTATCTCCACGAAGGTCAATGAAATTCATGAGAGACCGAGCGTTACAGGTGGCGTAGAACTCAGTGAACATTCCAACTGGAAGAACACATCGTGCGAGTTCCTTCGCCACCCCCATTCCAAGAAGCGTTTCATATGCTTTGTACGACGACTGATTTGACGAGTTCATAATGATGGAAGCGTGTCGTGCCGAATCCTCGTCCAACTGCTCAAACGAATAACTGCCGGGCTTGCCTACCTGAGTACGAAAATCACTTTCTGACGGTTCGTAATACTCTTCCTGCATCTCTGAATAGCGGGCTGAGAACTCGTTATACGACCAGCCGATTCGATGCCGGAACCACTCGCGAGCAACAAAAATCGGTGCCTTGATATGAAAGCGAAAGAAGTTGTGCTCGAACGGCGTGCCGTGGGAGTTCTTGAGTAGATAAGCAACCAACTTTTTGTCGGCATCACTCATCTCGTCAACGCGTCGTCCAAATGAAACACGCGCCGAGTTAACAACGCTCAAATCGTCAGCGTTAACCGCATCAAGGCGAACAAAGCCTCCAATAATTGGCTCAATGAGAAACTTGTCGCGCATGACGTACAGTCCTTCCGAAACGCTTGTAGCCACGCTCTTGAGGGGTAAGTCCTCCCCAAATACCGTATGCCTCGTTGTTGTCGTCAGCGTACTTCAGACACTTTGCGCGCACGATGCAAAGAGAGCAAATCATCTTCGCATTGCGCATGTCTTGCCTGCCCTGCATGGTTCCAAGAGTTTCCGGATACCACATATCCGATTCCTTGCCCTTGCAGGCGGCGTACTTGCCCCAATCCAGAATGTCGTCTGAGATGAGGTCCGTAGGAACCTCGTATTTCTTCCTTGTCATAACACCCCTTTGTCAATGAAATTGTGAGCATACATGGGGGGTGGTGCTAGTGCAAAACTGCTGGTCAGAGCGCTTTTAGCACTAATCAGAATAATTTCATAGAAATCTATCTGAAAAAGTTGCAATAGGATGTTTATCGGGATATACTTCGGATAAATCCAGCAGAAACTACAAAGGAGCAAAAATGGCACATGACCTAGAAATCAATGAAGACGGCGGAGCACGATTCGCATACGCAAAGGGCGGAGGAATCCCGTGGCATCGCCTTGGGGTCCCTATGGAGGGTCTCCAGACTGTGGACGCAATGCTTGAAGCCTCCGGCGCTGACTATACGGTTCGTCTGACCAAGGTTGCCGCCGTAGACGAAGATGGCAACTTCATTGTCGGCAATGACGGCAAGCCCATCATCATCGATGATTCCCGAGCAACAATTCGCGACAATGGTGACGGAACCTTTGACGGTCTTGCCACGGTCGGTACACGCTATGTCGTCAAGCAAAACCGTGAAGTTGCCGAACGAGCACTGGCAGTTGTTGGTGCATCGGATGGGGAAGCCGTTGTTGAGACCGCTGGTGTGCTCGCTGAGGGTAAGCGGTTCTTCATGACTATTGATTTGGGTTCGCTCATTATTGACCCCATGGGCGTAAATGACCGCATTGCCCGCTATTTGGTCGTCTCAACGGGTCACGACGGCGTTTGGCCGGTTCGGTACGCAAATACCGATATCCGAGCCGTATGCGCCAATACGGTGCGTCTGGGACTGAATACCGCTGAACGAGTTTTCGTGGCTCGTCACACTAAGAACATCGATTCGGCATTTGACGATGCTCGTGAGGTGCTTCGCATCTCGGTGGACTGGGCGACCAATTTCAAGGTTATGGCTGAGGAAATGCTGTCAATTAGTGTTCCGAAAGAATCCGGTCGCATTGACAAGGTTTTGAATAAAGTCTTCCCCATCAAGTCGGATGAGACCGACCGTCAGCGCAATAACCGAGAGCGTCAGAACATGATTATCCGCGCTATTTATGACAACGACAAGAACGCTGGCGGATTTGGTTACAACGGATGGAGTCTCTACAACGCTGTGGGCGAGTACCTTGACCACCATCGTGATGCCGACCTCAACGAGCGCGCAATTGCGTCGCTTGATGACAACAGTTGGGTTACTCGCACCAAGTTGCAAACCCAACAGGCTGTGCTGTCACTTATCTGACATTTCAGTCAACAGCGGGCATAATGGGAGGGCGGGGTAACACCCGCCCTTTTCCTTTGGAGTAGTCGTGGAAGAACAGGGATTGCCTCCCGAGAAACTTGACCGGCTGATTGAGTCAGCGATTCACCCGCAGGCTCACTATCGACGCTCAATCTGTAAACGCCTGATTACTCAAGCGTTTAGACAATTTGGACCAGAGTCATTGCTGGACATGCTTACGACAATTGATGAACTTGGTCATTTCGGTTCAGTAGTTGTGATTGACCGTGACGAGATAGACAACTACCTATTCTTGGAGCACGGCTCTTTTGATAGGGACATGTTCGACAAAATCCAGATGACCGAAGAGTGGCAGGAGTTTCTTCAGGAGATGCTTGCCCAGTCGGGCGCGACTCTTGGAAAGATTATTGACTCGCTGATTGAAGAAGAAATCGGCAAAGACCTAAGGGACTAAAACCAACCGTCCAAAGGTGTAATCTTTGCCGTAACAACGCCGTCTTGAAGGTCAATAACTTCAAGTCCCAAATCTTCTGCGATGAGTTCAGCCACGCGACTGAAGTGGTCCTCCATCTCCGGCTCAGGGGCATCGCCATCTGTGGCTAACTCCATAAGGAGAGTGGTAATGCGGTTGATAATTGCTAGTTGTGCTTCGGAAATGTTGCTGGGCATGACTTTAACCTATCAGATTCTTGCGGTTGCCACTGCTAGGTGCTAGAGTCCTGTCCTACAGCAATACTGCTGAATTTGAGGAGGATACGAAGATGTCAGCATCACCGACAACTATCGTTGGCAATGTCACCGCCAACCCTGAGTTGAAGTTCCTTGGCAATGGAACTCCCAAGACGGAATTTTCCGTTGCGGTCAGCCACTACTGGACGGATGCGTCTGGTGAGAAGCAGGAAAAGACCTCATTCTTTGACGTCATTGCGTGGCGTTACTTGGCTGAGGATGTCGCTCGCGTTCTTGAGAAGGGCGTGCGGGTCATTGTGACCGGTCGTCTGGAACAGCGTTCGTGGGAGGACGAAAAGACTGGTGGAAAGCGAAGCAAGGTGGAACTCATCGCCGATGAGGTTGCCGTCGCCTCCAAGTCCATTGAGTCGTTTGAGCGTCGACGCCGTGACGATAACGGTGGCTCTGATGCCAAGAAGACTGCTCGTCCCCGTCCGACTGCGTCTGCTGGCGCACGGACTGCTTCGGTTGCCGAGGAAGACGAGCCGTTCTGATATGGATTGGCTAATCCTGACTTTTTACATTGTCGGGAGTTATCTCATCGTCAAAATCGTTAACGACTTCATTAACCGTCGTTAGTTTTCTGAGGCACAGTCACCGGTCAAAAAGGTGGCTGTGCCTCAGTTTTGCTACATCCTCTCCTACTATCCGCAGTCCAAGTGTCGGAATTAAACCATTGGCATTCCCGATGATGTATCCGGTCCGATAATCGCCCTTTTTCAAGATTGCCGTTCCGTGAGTCTCTTTGAACCACTGTCTGAATCGCTGGATACGCGCTGTTTCTATGATGAGAGCGCTTCGCAGGTCTCCACTTTCTGATTGACGCAAATACATCCAGTACTTTGCCTCGGTAACATTTAGACCCGACTGTGTCCATATGAAGTTGCCATTCTCGTCTGTCAGCCGATGAGGCGAATGCGCCAACTCAATGAAAAGATTGTCATTCTCAAACGAATCTGTTTTAACCTCAATCCACCCGTCAAGCATCGCATGCACAATCTCAAGAGCATGCCCTTCGCCGACTTGACCAAATGCGAGGTCTGCGCCCCACTTCCCCTTATTGTCGCCACGGATATCTGCGCGCGGGTCGTAACTATCGCTAGCAATAGGCTTCATAATTCCAAGATACCAGACATGAAATTACAAGTCTGGGATTTCCTTCCACCACCCAGAGTTAAGAAGACAATAGTCTTAAAGCATGCAGGGTGTAAAGATTGAACCGTTTTACTGCGACGATAAGCGTCCAGTTGAAGATGTCATGAAAGGAATCCCTACCCCCTCCTGTCTTGATGACCTCGGCTCTGAGATTTATCAGAACGTCGATTTCCGACAGATTGACCGACGCCTCAAAGTCACCAGTATGCGCTTCGGGCGGGTTTATGGATTTGCTCAGGAACAAAATGGGACCATTATTCAGAATCTGTTTCCGATTCGTTCTCAGGAGACTGAGCAGATTTCGTCGTCATCAAAGACAATCCTAGAAATGCACACAGAGACGGCGTTTCATCCTTGGCGTCCTGATGTCTTGGCGCTTCTTTGTATCCGTGGTGACCCATCCGCTGGAACAACCTATGCCGAACTGCCGGACATCCTTGATGCCCTGCCAGAAGGCATCATTGACCACTTGCATCAGCCCGAATATGAGACGCGTCTAGATAAAAGTTTCCAGTCAGATACACAAGCGGATGCGACTATTCGAACTCCCGTTCTTTTTGATGGCGCAACAAGCATGACCTTTGACCGCATTCTTATGCGCGGACTAACTCCGCTTGCACAGGCATCGCTTGATGCCTTCTCCAGTGCAATTGAGCGAGTAAAGAAGACAGTATTTCTTGCGACTGGTCAACTGCTTCTTATACATAATCGCACAGTGGTTCACGGCAGAACGCCATTCATACCTCGCTATGACGGCACAGACAGGTGGCTCAAACGAGCGATGGTGTCATCTCGTTTGCCAGACTGTCATGACATGACGACAGGAGCAGAGGGTTTACCTGTTGTTACAACCCGCTTCTAGCGGATTGGGCATGCACCGCCCACACATTCACTGGGGTCAAGTTCCGTGCCGGACGCATCCATTACTAGCGGTTGCGAGAAGTCAACCTTTGATGCCATCTTGTTATAGGTGGCTTCGTCGATTTCCTCATACGGAGGAAGCGGGAAGTTGTGGTCGCTATGAAGCAAAAAGGATACTGACTTTACGGAGTCCGTATAGTTCTCCGACAACCACTCCTTAATGGCTGGCAACTCTTCGCGTCGATAATAGACGGTGACTGACACAGCGTTGTCTGCCCAGTCAGTCTGCATCTTTCGGACCCAGTTCAACTGCTCAACAGCAGTCATATCCTTCGCTAGAACAGCACCCTTCGGCGATTCACAAGGAAACTCCACGACATAGCGCGTATGGTCTTCGCGCCCATCAAGTCCAACATCCCACTGAACCTTGTAGCCACGCCGACGACACGCATCTACCAGCGGGTCAGCCGCTCCAAATCGAACACGACGAATGTAGTACTGGGCAAATGCCGGATGGATACCGGGCGTTACGCCGGGGAGAAGGCTGAGTGTTCCAGACGGCTGAACAGTTGTGAGTCTCACCGAAGGCGCAATCTTCTGTTCCTCCGAATATTTGATGTCCATATCCGAGAGATACTGATAGGCGGGCGATAGCCACGACAATTGGTCATCCGATGCCTGAAGAACGCCCGTGATGGACTGACCAAGCCGACGGTTCTTTTGCACAATCTTGTTCGTCTTCTCATACGGGTAATTCATGCCAGTAATTGCTTTCTGGCACATATACAGAAGGCGACTGATTTCCTTAAACTGGTCAAGCGAATCGATATTCGGCAAGAACACCGTCGCAAGGTTGCAGGACTCGCCATCACTGAGGGCGATTTCTGCACATGGGTTATAGCCCTCAATCGTCGGGTCGGGACGCTTGTCTCCCAGTCGTCCATACTGGCGAGCGAGTTTACGGTTCACGAGACCATATGGTTCTCCAGAGCCGTCATAGCCCTTCCATACCTCCGGCATGATTTCGTCCCATGCATCGGCGTAGATGCTGTTATTGCTGTTTGCTCGCCATGCAGGAATGGTTCCACTTGACCAATTCTTAGCACGCAGGAAAAGAACGTCATCGGGGTCGCCAATTGCAATCTGAGCCGAACGCCGACTAGAGCCGGAAACAACGATGCGACCAATGATATTGCAGATGTCCAACACGTCAATAGACCGCAACTTCTTACCAGCGCGATTTTCCATGACCTTACAGATGTCCTGAACTCCATCAATCAATGCACCCGGACCAGATGCAGTACCACCGAACGACTTCAGCGGAGCGCCGAACTCACGAATCAGAATCGTGGAGTACGAGAACGACTTTCCGGTATAGAAGTAGGACTTCAGTACGGAGTGGAGAAGACGACTCCACCCTTGCCGTGAATCGGGAACAATGACATCAGCATCGTTTGTTCGCTCGTGGGTAATTTTTACGCCAGAGCGAACCTTGGGGAGTTCATGAATCTTTGAGCGCTCAACAGAGAAACCAACCCCACCACCGAGCATTAGGTGGTCAAAGAGGAACTCAAAATCTTGAAGCGTTTCAATGTTGACGAAATAGCAGTTATTCAGCGAGGCTGCGTTGAACTTCTTAACCAGAGGTGTTCCTAACTGCCACAGCGCACGACCGGAGAATGAGCAACGCAAGTTAAACATATGGTCGAAGAGTGCCTCAGCCTCATCCTGCGTATATGGAACGCCAATCTCAATAGCGCCGTTGATGACGCGCTGAATGGTTTCCGGCCACATCTCGTTACGACCAAGTCCCTCAATCGGACGGCTATATGTGCGGAGATAAACAATCTCTCCCAAACCGCCGAATCCCCAAGGGGCTTGCTTCGTTGCGTACTGCGCTACAAGTTCGTCGCTGATGTATGCCACTGTCGTGCTCTTTCTCTGCTGGTTGTTTATAGATAATCCAGCGGACAGCAAAAGATTTTGCCCCCACCGGAAGAATGTGGGGCGAGATTACAGGATGCCGAGTTCGCGTGCTCGCTCTACTGAAACTTGCGTTCCAGCACGCGCTAGTAAAACTTTAGATTTTGTGAACGGCGTTATCTGTCGATAACCGATGACATCCTGCTCCACGTAAACCATATTGGAATCCTTCAATGAAGGAACTTCAGTCATTCCCCAGATGTGGTCTGGTGCTGATGACTCGCTTGCGCAATCTCCGGTCGGGTGACCGCAGACAATGCATGGTTGATTGCGCTGACGAAGCAAACGAATGTTTCCGAGGATGTATTCAGGGTGAGCATCTTCGTATTCGTGAGCCATTCAAAGATGGTACAACAACTGTTTTCAAATCAGTTGTTAATAAAATGAAAAGGCGCCCCGAAGGGCGCCTTGTCATGAACCTGTAACAGGAATCACTTTGCGATGTCGTACCGCGAGTCATTCTTCATGAGGTTTTCCAGTTCCGTGTTGAGGAGTTCTTCAAACTCGCTCTGGTAACGGTACTGGAGGACGATGTGTGCACGACGGCGGGCTTCGTTGCGAAGGCGGTTCTTCGCCTTGGTCTCCTCAGCCTTCTTCGCCTTCTGTTCGGGCGTCATTCGGCTAATTCGTCCACGACGCATACCTGTCGGGCTGGTAGCGAGTTTCTCAAACTCTGTTGCCATGTTGTACTCCTTTGTAGGTGTGGCTTTTTGCCGACTATGACAATAGCGAGAGTCAAGCAATATTGCAACTTGTAAAGATTTGAGATACTTGACTTCCGCCACAACCTATCCCTAAACTCCATATAAACCACAACAATGTAATTACACAAAGGAAACCATGTACGAGGATTTTGATTTCAGCGAGTTCCGCCCGCCCGACAGCAAGATGATTGATTATGTTCTTAGTTCTTCAACGCTCTTGAAGACCTTTTCCTCTGACCCAACGCTTGATGGTTACCAGCGGGAGGTTTTGAAGACTACCTCGCATACCTTAAAAGTCCTGCTAGCGATGGCAATTGGCGGATATCACCTTTATTGCACCGAGGGAGACCATGCCTCAGCCCTAGCGGACCTCTCTACGGCTCTGTATGACCGCCTAGCCCTCTCTGACCCATCAATGATGGAATCCGTGGACATCAAGGTTCTCCACGATTATAGAACTTGGCGCGAAGAGGGCGTCGACGGCATGGAAGCACCTCTATTCAACATTGGTGATGAGGAATAATATTTTGACGACTGAACATGAACTAAGTTGGGGGACCCTATGGAACTGACACCAGCGCTGTCTGGCGAATCTTTTACCGTATACAACGGCGACTGTCGGGAGGTCTTGGCGCAACTTCCTGAGGGAAGTATCAACTGTTGCGTCACCTCTCCTCCGTATTGGGGTTTGCGTGATTATGGCACTGCCGACTGGGAGGGTGGTGACCCTGATTGCGAACACACCATCTCCATGCCCACGAAATGGAACGACCCAAAGCGTGGCACGCAGGTTCTCCGTCCGGAGGTAGCGAATCGTGGTGGCGATGCTGACGCTTGCCACTTATGCGGTGCGCAACGAATCGATTACCAAATCGGATTGGAGAAAACACCCGATGAGTTTATTGAAGAAATGGTCGGAGTCTTCCGAGAAGTTCGTCGCGCACTCCGTGACGATGGCGTCCTATGGCTTAACTTGGGCGATAGTTACGCTGGAAACAATTCACGAGCATCTAACGGAGGCAGAGCCGGATTTGGTAACCCGCGTGAAACGGTTGCCAACCGCTCTGGAGAAGGCCTTAAACCGAAAGACCTCGTAGGCATCCCGTGGCAGGTTGCTCTTGCTTTGCGGAATGACGGCTGGTACTTACGTCAGGACATCATCTGGCACAAGCCAAATCCGCTACCCGAGAGCGTAAAAGATAGGTGCACCAAAGCGCACGAATACATCTTCCTGCTGTCCAAGAGTCCGCACTATTACTTCGATGCGGATGCCATTAAAGAACCTTCGGTTTATGCCGGTGATAATCGTGGAGCACGAACTGATTCACGGCGTGGCACAAAAATGAACAGCGTAAGTGGAACCACAGGCGAATACAAAAATAAACGGTCGGTTTGGACAGTTCCGACGCGCCCGTACAAGGGCAGTCATTTTGCTGTCTTCCCACCTGACCTCATTGAGCCATGCATTCTTGCTGGATGCCCAGAAGATGGTGTCGTTCTTGACCCATTTGGTGGCTCGGGAACAACGGTTGCGGTATCAATTCTTAATAATCGCAAGGGAATGGCAATTGAACTAAATCCTGACTACTTGCCTCTCATCGATAAGAGGATTCACGAGGCAATTAACCAGCGTAATGAACTAGATAATCAACTCTCTCTCTTTACGGAGTTCTCATGAAGCAAAGAGCATTCAGATTTAAAGATTCTTCCAACGGTGACTTTGCATCTGAAGAAGATTGGCTCATGTCTCAGGTTTATGAACTACAAACCGAAGTTGAGGTTTTGGCGGCACTGATAGATGGCGTCGTGGCTCATATTCTTGACAGCAATCAAGAGGAGATTTCTGATGAAGACTGATGGTCTTATTTCAATTGTTTTTCGTGTCGGTGACTCCATTTGCATTACTGATGAGGGGCAGGAACTATCCGGTTTGATGGTCCTTGAGCCAATTGACGTGAATGCAGGTGTGGTGCGGAAATTCCAGTGGTGGAACATGTTTGACATTGCCGGACTTATCAGGATGCTCTACCACAAAACGAAATCCGCCAATCACAACGATGATGACTACCAAGAGGTGCGCTTTGCCAATGTTGACACATGGGAAAATGGGAACCGTGACAAAATATCCCGAAAGCCTTGAGCCTATCCTAGAGCGCATTGACCCTACTTTTGGCAAAGTTATTAGTTGCGAATCTGGTTGGTGGGGCTTGCTTGAGGCTATTCATCGGGAGTTTGAAGCGGTTGACCCCGACTATCGGCTTTATCAGATAAAAGAAAAGTTTGGAAGCCTAAAAGTCTATTTTGCTCCATCAAGTCCGCAGTTTGCTGAGCACTTATCAGAAATCGCAGTTCGATATGAGCGCGTCTCGCAATTGACATGCGAGGTCACTGGTGGTGCAGGTCAACTAATGGTCAAGGATGGTCTATATAAGACCCTCAGTCGTTCATTCATGGACGAAGGCTGGGAGGCGGCGTAATCATGGCTATCAGACTGCGAGTTGAGCCTTATGACCCAGATGCGATTGATGCTGACGGCGACGGCATAGTTCAAGAAGGAACGGCGTGGGAGAGACCTGCCGGAACACGTTTGATTTCTGAACTCGGTCAGGATATTCAACGTGGTCTCACATCTATGTCTCGCCCTAATCTGCGCGTTGTTGATAGAAATGGGACACCCGTCAAATACACGCCTCGCTATGGAACAGGCGTATCTACCGGCGGCGTATCTAGTCAACCACAAGAGTCGTTTAAGTTACGAACCCTCGCTGATATGGGTGTTCAAACACTTGAGCAAATTCTTTATCCGGAACCGCCAGCACCTAAATCAGTTTCAAGTCAAGCACGGTCAAGCGTCCCTGAAACACTGTCAACAGATTCTCAGCGGATTATCGATAGAAACAAAGAAATTGCTAATGAGATTTCACGTCTTGGAGGGTCAGTAACTGGTGATTTCGGTCAGGATTATATCGACCAAAATCAAGAGTTTGCCGGATACGTCTTCGACATTGAGACGCCAAGACAGGCATTTGACCGTAGAGAACAGTTAATAAAGGAAGAATTGGCCGGTATCCGTGAAGCAATTAAAAATGGCGTAGTTGAGTCATCTGGGTTCAATGCTCCTGTGCCATTCGCAACGCGTCTTGCTAAGCAGAAAACAGCAACAACAATTACACCTAAGGTTTTAGAATCGCTCAGTCCAGCAGTAAAAGACATGATTATGACAAAAAGTGACGATGAACTTTTTGAAATCATGGAACGGCGTGCAATGGACTTCCATGAGACCATGGACAAGAGACCACGTGTGCGTATCGGCTCAAACGATATCTTCAAATTTGCATCAGAGGGCCGTTACAAAACAACACACGAAGCAAAAAGTGACCACAGTGCACCCGATGTGCGTGCAAAATACGAAGCATCGCTCGGCTTTCCGCCAACAACCCCTGCCGATATGAGACCAGCGTCGGGATATATCGTGCACCCTGACTGGGAGAAGGCAGAAATTAAGGCGCTAACCCAGTCAAGTCAACGAAGCGCCGATGAGGCACGAGCAATTCTTCAGACTGATTCCTTTAATGGGGCTGGTAACGTAAGCATTTATGGAAGTCTCGAAATAGTCCTCAAAGAGGAGGTTTCGGGTCGAACGAGGTATGGTCGCGGTGATTCTCTGACCGCTGGATTACGTCCTGTTCCACTTGATTCCACCGACCCTGAGGCTGTTATGCATGCCATTAACTGGGCGGGAGGAGTCTATTCGGCAGATTCACCCTTGCATACTGCTGCTCTTCTTCAGAGTGAAGTAGACGGTGATTTTGGCTTTCTGAATTTATGGCATACAAAATGGAATCCTGATGGCACCAGAAATCGTATTGACCGTGGCGACCGCAAGTATTTTGAGGCGCTTATTGGTGGTTCATTTACGGTTGATGACGTTGATGAAGTGCGAGTTGCGGCTACAACCCTTGCGCAACTTGGTCTTGCGACAGATGAGGTCAACCTCCGCGAAATTCCATTTGCTGAGCAATTTGCTAGCCCTGAACGCTTGCGCGGTCTTGGCTTTACAGAAGGACAAATTGCATACATGATGGAACAATATAGATTAAATCCTACAAGTTTCGCTAGTTTTTTCAATGACTATCGGACATATGTGCTACGCAAAAAAGGCAAAGAGGAGTTAGATAAAATGCCTTTCAAAACAACAATCGTCGGCGACATATGGAAGGGTGGCAAGCAACTAGACCCCCTTGACCCCACGTCATACGGCGGACATGAAAACTTCCCATCTACCGAAGCGCTACTAATGGACCGAGTCAAGACTTATATTGATAAAATGATTGAATTAGAGGCAAGGGTGTCCGTGTCTGACTACGACCCAGATGAGAGTGTCGCATGAGCGACCAAATCTTAGCCTGTCACGTATCTGGCGAGCCGGTTTATTTCATTACCCGCCCCAAGCCTCAGGAACTAGATGGTCTTCTTTCTAGGTCTGGAGACATGATTCCTATCGATTTCTGGTCATTCGTATCAAGAACCCCCGATATCCAATTAGAGACAACAAATCCATATATCCGTGAACTATGGTTTGGTGATACAACCAGCATGGCTTGGCAAAAAGAATATTTAAACCATGGCGAAGATATTATTTAGGGTTATGATGTTTGATAGGTTTATTCTATGAAATTCGCTCTTCGTCTTGAGCCATACGACCCAGATGCAATTGACGCCGATGGCGACGGCATCGTTCAAGAGGGAACTGCTTGGGAACGCCCTGGCGGAACTCGTCTTGTTACAAACCTCGGTCAGGAGATTCAGCGTGGCTTAACTGCCTCTGCTAGACCTCAGATTCGGGTCGTAGATAGCAATGGTTCGGTTGTTCAATATAGACCCACTTATGATGTTCCGAGTCTCCAGACTCCACAGCGGTCAGTGGCTAGACCAGGCTCTAAACTTCGGTCTCTCTCTGACATGGGAGTTCCTACCGTGGGGCAAATCTTGTCTAGTCGTGGACAGACTCTCACGCCTCAACAAACACGTCCGAACCCAGCAGATGATTTAGAAAATCTAGTGCGGGCGGTTCCTGCAAATCGAAGTTTCCGCAAGTTTGGGAATCGCGATAGAGCATTTCGCAAGGCAGATACGAAGGCTCAAGAACTTTCATTCACAAGTGGTCGCCACTACCTTATTGAAACAGATGACCAGTTTGTCATCCTTCCGGAGTCGGAATATGCATCGCTCATTCAAAAGCATGGTGAGGATGAGATTAAAAAACTTGCAAAAATTACGTCCTATGAGCGTCCGAAGGCACAGGATGTCAACTTGGAGGATGCTCTTGCAGGGCTTAAGGGTCCTGAGGCTCTAGACGGAGAAATTGATAGCGAGAAGTATTTTGACGGTGTTATGGAAATCCACTACAAGGGAGGTTCCCTTGCTGATGTTGATGAAGGCGTCTTTGCTGCTGTTGTATTCGATGAGGGAATCACTGATGAGTTTGGAAACCCAATAGATAATCAGTGGGGAAGCCAAGCGACATTTGAAGACATCATGCTCGGCGCACAAGACTTTAATTCTGGAGATAGTTTTGAGAATCGCCGATTCAAGTTTCAGGCTTTGAAAGACACCTCTGACGGTGATTATCGTGGTGGTATCTGGTCCGTTTTTAAGGTGACGGACAAAGAGACCGGCGAAGTATGGTTTATCAAGTCGTCAACATATGGCGCAAATGATGGATTGCTTGAAAATGTTGGCATGCGTGCTGGTGCTCAACTTGACCTTGCGGCAAAGCCGGGTGAAAAGAATATTCGTACTGGCTCTAGCATCGTCGTCCTAAAAGAGGGCAGACGAGAGGTGCGCTGGACCGCTATGCGCAATGTTGAAGAGTGGGATAACCCAGAAGGTCCAAGGTTGCAATGGGTAACAGCGCATAACGGCGGTGGGCTGGATACAGATACCGTACATCTCGGTGACCTATCGCAAATCATCGCAATGGACTTTATATTCGGGAATACGGACCGACATGAGGGTAACTTCATGATTGCGCGCGATGCTGATGGACGGCAACGCCTTGCGATTATTGATAACGGTTTGCTCTCTGGAGGACGAATCTATGAATCCACAAATGATTGGGGAGAAACGCTTGACCCTCAATACTTCGTTGACTTTGCCGATACGGATGCTGGCTTAACGCTTGAAGAATATGCGGCAGGCAAGATGGGTACTCATACTGGATTCGGAGCGCGTTTAATTTCTCAGCCTTCAGTCTTGGCAATACAAGACAGGCTTGTCAATAACGACGTTGATTCTGATGAGTTTGAGAACGGTGTAAGGACTGCCGTTAAACGCCTACGGGACAACTTAGACGCCATAACTAGTCCTGAATACTTTGAGAGGCGTGGCATCCCGTTGACCGAGACAGAGACAGCGCACCTAGATGCTGTTCGGACTATTGCACTTGCTCGTATCAAGATGCTAGAATCAAACCCCTACGCTATTAGTGAGTACATTACTAATACTCCCGTCCCCTGATTCTGTTAGGACTTTCTATGGAACAAGATATTGAACGAAGCCGTGAGGCGCTCAGCGACAAAAATCGACCTATTGCCTATCCGACTGTTATCTATGTAGAAACTAGTCTTGGCAATATCGGTCCTATCATTGTGGCTAAATCTGACAGCGAATACACTGAGTATTTTTGGGGGCGTCGGTCGACATATAAGGCAAAGAAGTTTCTGACTGTTAGTGATGCTTTCCAGATGAACCCTCACTCCCAAAGCGAAGCACGACTCTTCTTCATTGATGATGTCTCCGAGGAAGATATTGACCGCATTCTGAAGCAGGCTGAGCAGAATAAAAAGGTATGAAATCGCTGGTCAGAGGCTATTTTTAAGAAATATTTGCTTTTGCTACACCTAACCGCTAGACTGTCGGCATGAAACTTTCAATAGAAGAAGCAAACAACCAATACAAGGACACTATTAACAGCCTGCTAGCAAAGTATGGTTCTGCAACGCATATTCCGAATGAGGAATGGCGTGAGGCATCGGAAACGCTCCGGCTTCATTGCACTATCGCTTCCAATGACGGACAGGTCACTAAGGAACTTCTAGCGCGCAATATGTTCTCCGAAGCAATCGTCGCTAAGGTGAATCCTGACTTTGAGGGCTTTCAGCCAAAGGTAAAGCGGTCAGCAAAGTATGACTCTGCCTATGAGTGGCTTGACGAAAATGCCGAGGCGACATTCACGACTCAGCAGATTGCTGACGCTCTTGAAATGTCGTACCCCACTACTCTGAAGTTTATTGAGAATAACCCGCATTACTTCCGCAAGGTCAAGCGAGGCGAGTACCAGATTCGCAATCCTAAGGCGGAGCGCGAGGCAGAAAAGTGATTGGCGAGGAAGTCCTCGTAACAATTAACGGTCAAACGGCTGGCAAACGGACCCGCTCACGAGTTAGAGAGAGCGGTCCACGATTTTTACTCTGCGCAGAAAGCGAAGATGGCAAACGACTCTTATTCAAGAGTATCGGACGCGGGTTCAACGGCTGGCTTCCACGAAGTGAAATTCGCGTGCATAGATTGAGGGGAAATGAAAACATCACAGATTGACAACGGCTTCATTATTAAGCGCCTTCTGGAGCATTGGGACTTCGACCCAAATGCGAATGCGTGCATTCTCGCATCACGGGTTACCCACGAAGTTCTTTCTTACTTTGGTGTTCCACATGCTGTAATGCCAACGCAAGCCATCGCGATGAACGAGATGATGCTCAGCCATGTTATGGCAGGTACACCTCATTCAGAATGGCATGCTGAGGCATGGAGCGTTGGTGTCGGGTTCCCGAACATGGTTGCAACGAACCGTGACAATCGCGACCCAGTAGGATTCGACGGTCACCTTATCGTGACCACCAGAGTCACCTTGATTGACCTCAGCGCTGGTCAGTTTGACCGACCGGCTTACGGCATCGTCACGGGTGGTCCAATGACCTATCCGCTTTCCCAAATCTCCAATGAATCCGTTCCGGGCTTTGGAGATAAGAAGTTCTTGCATATCAACCTTAAGGAGGGGCATTTGTTCCTTCGTCCTTTTGAGAATGATGCGTACAAGATGAGCAAGGATTATCGGGTCAATTACACCCGCCTTGCTAGTCCGATTATTCGGGCAATCAAGCAAGACATCAAAAATCTTTGATGATAAGTTGACAAGCGTAAATCACGCGTATACAATTCCAGTTATTAACTCCCATCACTAACAAGGAGACCACTATGGCAAAGCCCAAATTCGAACTTGACACTCCCTTTGAGGTTGAGTTCCTCGCACCAGAAGTCAACAAGCGACTTGATAAAGACCTTATATCCAAGTCTGGCGTTCTTGACCGTCGTCAAGCCGGAGCACTGGTTGACTACTACTACCGTATCCAAGAGCACCGAATCGCACTTGGTAATCAGGTGTCGTCCATCATGTATGACGAGGATGACAGTCTGTTGATTGAGTACTACTACGACCAGATTTCAACTGTTGAGAAATCAATCGTTCCGGCACTCAAGACCTACGCCGAGGCGCACGAAGTCGGACGTTGGAGCCTCCAGCAAATGGGCATTGGTCCAATCCTCGCCGCTGGTCTGCTCGCTCATATTGATATCACCAAGGCTCCCACTGTCGGTCATATCTGGCGCTATGCCGGTCTTGACCCGACCAGCAAGTGGAACAAGGGTGAGAAGCGTCCGTGGAATGCTGAACTGAAGACCATCTGCTGGAAGATTGGTCAGTCATTCATCAAGGTATCTGGCAAGGATGATGCGTTCTACGGGAAGTTGTATGTCAAGGACAAGGAGCGTCGTATGGCGAAGAACGAGGCAGGCGATTACGCTGAACTCGCCGCGCAGACGCTCCGTGAGAAGAACATTCAAGAGAAGGTCACCCGAGCAACCTACGAGTCTGGCAAGTTGCCTCAGGGTCGCATTCTCTCGCAAGCGTCACGATACGCAACGAAGTTGTTCCTTGCGCATTGGCATGAGGTTGCCTACCGTGACCACTTCAAGACTGAACCGCCGAAGCCCTACATCATTGAGCATGGCGGACATGTCCACTACATCGCCCCTCCTACGAAGGAATGAGTACGAATGTACCCGTCCTTCAAGGGCTTGCCTTTCTCATCCGCATCGTGCCACAGCGCGGTGCGGGTGTTTTAGGCATTCTTGAAGAGGATGGTCAAATAGTTTTTGAAAGTGAGTTTCCGTCTTACAAAGATGCCTATTGGGCACTGATGGAGATGGATGGCTATGAATTTCTCAAACCAAAGAAGTAAAGAGAACCAGCACTGCAAAGTGAATCCCGATGTGAGAGAGTACCGCCTACGCTAAATGAACCGTGATGTTCAAGAACCCCATTCAAGGCAAGTGAATCAAGATTCAAGAGAGTACCGCTCCGGTGAAATGAACCGTAAACCAAGAGAGACCCATTCGGTTGGAGTGAATCAAGATGCATAAGAGCACCACACCCCTTAAATGAATCAAGATGCCGAAGAGTACCACGTGGCACGAATGAACCGGCTCCCCTAGAGTACCGAGCCATCTAGTGAGTCATTACCCGAAAGAGCACCGTCCTGTAGGAACGAATCAAATCAGGTGAGAGCACCAGCCAGAACGAATGAGTCACTTTCTCAAAGACAACCGTCCGAAGGGAACGAACCGACGAATGTGAGAGCACCAATACGGGAAGTGAACCGACAGAGGTAAGAGAACCATTCATGGTTAGTGAACCGAAACATTTGAGAGTTTCAGATACGAACGAGTGAGTCAAATGCCATGAGAACCCCGATTGTTGCGAACGAAACATCGATACAGAGTGAACCAAGGATTCCGATTGAACCAAGGCGTGGAAGAGAACCAGACGTCTGATTGAGTCAACAAGCGAGAGAGCACCGTCTTTAGCAAACGAACCAAAATACGTGAGAGAACCAACTTGCCGAAGTGAATCGTACCTCACGAGAGCACCGAGCACCTAGAATGAGTCGTATTTCGCCAGAGAACCACGAAGACCGGAGCGAATCAAGGTCACGAAGAGAACCGTTACTCACAAATGAAGCATCAATGTTGAGTACCCCACTCCGTTAGATTGAACCGTATGGCACGAGTGTGCCGTTTATTGTGAGTGAATCAATGAACCCAAGAAACCCATGACCTGCGAATGAACCGTGAAGTACAAGAGAACCATTCGGCTCAAGTGCTCTATGAGTATTTAGATAAATTAAAACGAAAGCGACTACTGAAATGTTTACTTACTTCTCTATAGATGTTGAGACATCTGGATTAACAACGTCAACCGGCGTCCTTCTAACGATTGGCGTCCAGCCCGTGTCCTACGATAGCGAACCTAAACTCGTCAATGTCCCCTTCTATATCCGCATCGACCAGAGCGAGTATCTGTCTATTTCGCGTGCCGGTGGGTGCTGGGGCAATCCAGATGACACCGTGACCGCCTTCAAGTGGTGGTCTGAACAGCGCGATGACATCCGTGGAGAAGCGTATGAGGACGACTCGCTGGAGCGCCACGATGAGCGTAAGGCAACTGAGTTGTTCTTGGAATACATCAGATTTGTTGAGCCGGACCCCAAACGACGCATCTTCGTCGCCAACCCATCAACTTTTGACCGTATGTGGATTGACCACCTCATCGCCAAACATATGATGGAGCACCCCTTCGACTACCGCAGTCTCTGCCTACGCTCCATGCGCCACGGCTTACGCCCACACAATGTATGGGGCAAAGACCGAGACTTCCGCTCCCGCTACCCCCACCACGCATATTGGGATGCTCTCAGCCAAGCAGAAGACCTCATTGACATGCTCACTCAACGAGACGCGCCCAAGTAATCCACCAGCGCAACTGAACGACCGCAGGCCAATCCGCAATTTTTTTTTGAGGGTCCTCAGCCCGCGCCGGTTTCTAATAAATTTATCCGATGAGGAGTGCAACTTTAGATTTTGATGGGTGTCTACTGTCCGTCAACAAATATCTTGACAAGAAGGCAAAGAGGACATACGCTCATGCCACCTATAGCAGAAAGAAGGAACCATGAGACCTAGCAAAGATTTTCCCGTCAGCCTAGATGACACCCGCCAGCGTAGTGACAAGAGGTGCTTTTACTGCCCGTCCTACCTTGGAGAACCCCACCAAGAGGACTGTGTATGCCGACAGAGGACAGTTGTCGTGGATGTCACCATCCAGTGCACCATCACCGTGCCTGACAACTGGAAGCCCGACGACATTGAGTGGCACTACAACGAATACACCCATGCGACGAACATCTACAGCAAGTTGGAGCATTACATCAAAAGGCATGACGACCTGTGCTGGGGCATTACCGTGCCGACCGGAACGCCCGGAGTCGCCCTCTCACGCGCTCAGGGATACGACGCCAGTCGACTGAAGGTGGCGTTCGTCCGAGAGGCGACTGAAGTGGACGAGGCATATGACGGCATCTTCGCCGGAGTACTGGAATCAGACAACGCCAGCCTGTGACAGCCCATCGCCGTTTCGGATAAATCTAAATGGGAATCATGCAATAGAGATTGTATGGGGACGCCCCCCATGCGCCGACTCGTGCCGAAAAAGCCCCGCTTGCCTTCTTCCCCACCTTTCGCCCTGCCCCTCGCCCTCAGCCTGCCCGAACATCTGTTCGCCCCTTGACTTCGCCCCTCGTTCGACCCGAACACCTGTTCGCCCGAACACTTGTTCGCACCACGACCGAACACCTGTTCGCTCAGAGGTTATCCACAGCCTTATCCACAGCCCAAGTTATCCACACCTTTATCCACAGAACACCTGTTCGCAGAACATCTGTTCGTCTCCACTCGTTAGGTGTGCCTAACACTTGTAGCCTACAACTATTGCCGACCACAATGGTTGCTGACCACAATAGTTGCGCTCTACAAGTATCGCCCGACCCTCGCAAGGGGTCTCTTTACACCCTCGCAAGGGGTCATTTATGCCCATCTAGCAGGGCGTTTGTTGGCACGCAGGGTGTAACGAGATGCCCTGAGAGCCTCGCTAGCGTCGGAAATGGGTGGCAGGGGCGCAGAGGGGGTAGAGAGGCTCACAGAGCCTTCTAGGGGGGTCTGAGGGGAAAGCCCTGCTCAGAGGTGTAATCGAACGGGCGAGCGAGCGAACACCTGTTCGTGTTTCACGTGAAACATCGCCGGCGAGGGACAAAGGTGCTGGTCAGAGGCTTTTTTTACACTATTAGGGGGAATGAGTTGACTTCGTTACAGCCACCCCCTAGAATGGGGTTCGTGAGGGAGAGAGGCTCCCAACGACAGAAAGGCAAGGACATGGAAACGATGACAGAGAGGATTCAGGAGGTGGCGAGCCTGCTGGCGAGCCTGCTGGACGAGCAAGTCCCCGAGCGACCGACCTTCTGGAACGGAGTCCCCGAGTCCTACGACTTCCCGATGGATGCGACCGACTACGAGTGGCTCCGAAGCGGACTGAGCAAGTTGGTCGAAGCGTTGGAGACCGAGGAGGTCTGAGAGCGAGCGAGGGGGTGGGGCGCAAGCCCTGCCCCCTCGCTTTCGCATTATCCCTGCTCAGAGGGTTTTTTCAGAAATGGGGTTGACTTTGTTACACCCCGATGGCATACTTCATTCATCGGGCAAGAAGCCCACGACAGAAAGGCAAAGACATGGAAACGATGACCACGACAGAGTGGGTGGCATGGGAGACAGGAGTCCACCAAGTGAATGAGAAGCAACTGCTGACACACTTGGCAGAACTCAAAGGTCTGGTCGGCTGGTTGGAGAACCTAGCGGAGACTCAGGGGACGCAAGCCCTGTCGGAGTACCTGATTCTGTCCGCAGGAGCGTCTGGCACTGTCGCCTCCGTCTGGGGCAAGATGGTCGCCCTGTCCGGACGAATCCACGCTACGGCTCACCTCCTCCCCGTAATGGAGCGTCAGACCGAGCAGGTCTGAGAGCGAGCGAGGGGGTGGGGCGCAAGCCCTGCCCCCTTGTGTTTCCCCTGCTCAGAGGGTTTTTTCAGAAATCTTCACGAAAGAGTTGACATCGTTACACCCTCCTGCTATGCTTTCATTCGTCGGGGAGATACCCCACAGACAGAAAGGCAAACATGGAAACGACAGTCACCAAGCGGTTCGCAGTCGAACTGCTAGTCACGGACACGCTGTGCTGGCAGGTCATCGCCACCACGCCCAAGACTCTCAGCCTTCGTGCGATGCGTCAGGGCGAGGTGGTCAGCACGACCGGCGGAGAGTGCCCCATCATCTACCGCGAGGCTCTGCCTGCTGAGGACGGACTCACCGTCACCGTCCGACTCCGCAAGGACGGAACCTACCGAATCGGTGGGGGTCGTGCCCTCCACTTCACCGACGAGCCGGTGTTCCGCACCGACTACGCCTTCTGAGAGCGAGCGAGGAGGGGGGTGGGGCGCAAGCCCTGCCCCCTTCTTTCGCGCACGACTTGACAAGCGACGAGCGAGGGAGTATACTTACACCTATGAGAGCAATACGACTACTAGCCGACCAAGTGGGGATAGACCCTTGGGACATCGACCCTGCCTACCTATGGGCGTTCGTGGTCGCATTCGAGAGCGCGCCGACGAGCCGGTATTGGTTCGGGTCGCCCTGTCGTTTCGTGCGGGCCATCGACCTAGCCGTTCATGTGCTCCTACCTGAGATGGTCGCAGAGCGTCACCCTGTGTGGGCTTGCTACCTGAGGACGACCTCGCCGAGGTGGGGTCGTGCTTGGAGGTCGTGGTGAGCGAGACCGACCGACTGACCGACCTGCTGAGGGGCAGGGCCATACCTGCCACGCGCCGAGACCTGAGCGACCCAAGCAACCTGAGGTGGCTAGGGCGCAACCTACCCATCGGGAACGCTGACCACCCCGACATCGACGAAGCCGTCGCCCTCGTGCGAGCGTTGAGCCGAGCCTGAGCGACCCCAAACACCCCGAAAGCCCCGCCCCCTTCTTCCCCTTCGCCGAGGCGGGCGAACACCTGTTCGCACCTGCGGGGCTAGTGACGAATGTGCGCCTGCGCCCTGTGCGGGCGTGTCTCGTGAGTCGATACGCTCCCGAGTCGGGGCAGCAAAAAGGGGGGCTTTCGCCCCCCTCGCTTTCAGAAGGGGTCGCCCCCCTCTGTCTCGCTTTCGCTTTCGTCCTCCGACCCCCACGCCTCGTCGGCGATGATGTCGGCGATGAGGTCTTGCTCTCGCTCTGTCATGGCTTGTCCTTTCGCTAGTACCTGACGAAATACATCTTACACCCTCGCCCCCCGAATGTCAACCTTTCTGCGAAAAAAAATCCGAAAAAAAATCCGGCGAAAGAGTTGACAAAGTGTCGGGAAAGGTGTAAAGTAACACTCATGGAAACGAACAACGAAATCACCTGCGAATCATGTCGGAACTTTGAGGCAACTCAAACGCTGGGAGTGTACGGGGAGGTGTGCGACTCCTGCGCCGAAGCCCTCATGGAGGAGGACGGCGGACTCCGCATGGAGTACCTGCTCCGCCGAATCTGACGGAGCGAGCAAGCGAGGGGGGCGCAAGCCCCCCTCTTTCTTTGTCCGCTACTTGACAGCGTTACACCCGTCCGGTAGAATGTCGTCATCGGGGAGAGACCCCGAGGCAGAAAGGGGAATGACATGGAAGCACCGAAGCACCGAGACCCTGCGAGGGAGTTCGCCGAGGCGTTCACCCGTCGCTGGGCAGAGCGCACCGGAAGCGACCTGTACGGCGTGGAAGCCGAGCAGGTGTACGAGCAAGCCTACGCCGACGCTAGCGAGGGAGCAGGGCGATGAGGTACGACATAAAGCAGGACTACGAGACCGGCGAGTACCTCGTGGTCGATACCAAGAACCGGAACGCCCCCCTATGGGGCGAGCGATACGCCGACCGCATGGAAGCCGTGAAGCGAGCGAAGCAACTTGATGGGGGGCGGTGAGGGTCGCCCTACCGGCGACTCCACCAATACCCTACGCCGCCGAGTGCCACCATAAGAAGCGCACCGAAAGCATACGAAGCGAAGGCGATACCGGCGACGAGTCCGAGGCTCTTCACTGCTACTGCGGGGCTATCTAGGTACTTGGGTCTCATCGCTTTGGGCCGTGAAGGTCATGAGTTCGAAGCGGGTGACCTGCGGGCAACATCGAACGCTTTTTCCCCGCTTTTGTGCCAGAAACAGTCTCCATCGCCCCCGTTTGAGGGTTGATTCGAGTTCGTTCCGCACTCCGAGATGAACTGCCCTTCTTCTTTCCCATGTGTAAAGTGTGACATACACAGGTGCGGGGCTGTCGCTACTCTCCCCTGAGTATCGCCGAAATCTGTCCGGCATCAAGGAACACGACCGCATACGAGACACCGAGTACCCCCTCATTATCCTCAACTATCACATCAACTGCGTCCAGCGGAACCTCAAACTTCGCCGCCAGCGAGGCTTTCAGTTTCGCCAACTCCCGTTCCGACATCGCAAGCGACATTCCGAGTTCATCAAGCAGGTCATCGTCTGCCGACGGCTGACTTCGAGCGGGGACGACGGCGAGTTCACGCAACTGCTCCGCCTTCTGTTCGGCGACCACGCACCACGAACACGCCAACAGCCCCGTCTTCGCTGGACGCTTTCGTCGCTCCGTATGCCCGCAGTCAAGTTCGTGGACATACTCAACACGCCCCCACGCCCCTTCTCGGTCGATACGAACAACTGTTCGGCGGGGAGCGGACTTCATGTTCACTTTATCCATGCGGAAATCCTTGACATTCATTACACCATTCCGTATAATGTGGACATGACTACTAAAACTTATCACCCACCCATTTACTACACAGTTCGGTCGGTTGTCCGCTGGGTTTTCTGGTCGGCTGTCCTGTTCGGTGCTATGGTTCTGTTCTCACGCTGTACGCAAGCGTTGAGGGGCGAGCCGTGCCACCTTGACCTGTACCGCAACTTCACTTGGTCGTCCGTTGAGGCGGTCGATGTGAACGAGTGCGTCGCTCCGAATAATGTCCTGCTTCATCAGGACGGAACTTGGGAATGGGAGAACTGACTCCCACTTGACTTTCTCCCACCCACCCTGTATAATGGGTACACCTACTAATGAAAGGAATGCTATGGACTTTGAGACTCCCGACGAGGACGAACTTCGTCAGGCGATGGACGAGGACGGGAAGGTTCCGCTTCTCCTCTGTCCCGGTAAGGACAAGAACTGTCTGCTCTCCATCATGCCCGACCCGTATTCAGGGGGTTGGTTTGCAGTTCGGTGGCAGTTCCCTCCCGGTGAGGACGCTCCCATCGGAACGATTCGCCCGTTCCCAACGCTGAAAGACGCTTCCGACTGGCTGGCTTTCGCTGACACTTGGTGACGAGAGGGGGGGTTCGCCCCCCTCTTTTCACGTCCGTCAGTAGCCGGGGTGAGGTTCCGCCACGAGGTACTTGTCGCAACGAGTCGCCCACGGGCCTCGCCAACCGCACCCGTGCTTCTCCTCGCCGTACAGCCAGATAGCAAGCCCCGCACGGAGATTCGTTTCGCCCACGAACAGGTCGTCGCAGACATTGAGGATTCCTCGGTCTTGGAGCCAACCCGCTTGCGACCATTGGGACTTTCGACACCAGAACCCGTTGATTTGTAGGAGTCCACGACTTCCGGATGAGGGGTCGGTCTTGTTATGCGAACCGATGTTACACCGACTCTCTCGGTACATCACAAAGGAAAGCGTCGGCCACTCGGCTTCCGGCCAGCCGACGGAGATGGCGAGGTCGTGCCACTCACCGCACTT